GGCCAAAAACAGGAACAGTTTCTCCGCTTGCGCGAAGGCACTCATGTGAAAGCCAATAGAGATGAGTTTGCATTTCTTCATCCCTAAAACATTTCATAAATCCTTTTTTAGCGTAAAGTTCAAAGGCGTACTCGATACGCGGTGTAATTTGATGTTCACTTACACTGCCATCGGCCCTTGTTATTTTGAGTCTTGCCATTGTATGCCCCTTTGTTTTCTATTACGATGTTGTGATTACGATAGGTGAATTACAAGTAAATGTAATCGATTGAGTTGCAATATCAGAAACGGCTCCATTTATATCGGTAGTATTGTTTACCAAAATCGTAGTCGAAAATAAAGGATTTGTTGCTGATACCGCTGCGCTTGTAGCTTTTAATGTTAGTGGCACTGTTGTACCCCATGCAGCTTGAAGAGTTGCGTTTACATTAGCGGCGGCTGTATCGCTAAAGAAGTCAAGTGAAATGGTGCTAGCTTCCAAACCTTTTACAAATTTGTGGGCTGAATCTCCAAAACTTGTGACTTCCAATTCGTCAAATGTTCTATTAATTGTGGCGCTTGAGCAGTGATCACTTAGCGCGACACTATTGAGAGTCACCACAACGTTGTTATTTAAATATATTGCCAATTTTTATTCCTCTGTTTTCTCGATAGGTGCGGCTGGTGCTTTCGTTTCTTTCTTCGGTGCTTCAGTTATCTGACCAACTTTGATCAGAAAAGCTATATCTTCTTCTGTGTATGACATGTCAGCTCCAAGTGGTAAGTGTTGATATTGTGAGTTCTGCTTGCAATAAATCACCGCTGGCTACACTTAAAATGCTGGGTGCGCTAACAGAGGTAACATTAAATGTGATAGATGATGCTGCTAGTTTGTTAAAGACTGCAACTATGTAATCTTCTATGCCGGCTAAATTGCCATTGTTATCGAACATCGCCACCACCATAATCACCTTAAAAGATGCCAGGGGAGCGATGGTGTTGTAGGAGTTATTGCTTGGCACAAGGTAAGGATCAGCGGGAACAATGATTACACTGTTAGCTAATATGTTGCTTGGCGGATAACTAAAAACTGACCAAACTCCTACGTTTGTGAGAGCTGTAGCTAGTGTGCCGCGAAGAGTAGTAAGTGCTGTTGCCATTAGCCGACCATCGCCGAAGGGCTAAGCCACGGGGCTAAGAGCCCCCGAATTGATGCCATGAGTGTGTTCGACATTTTAAAAGGCGATGGACTATATCCATCTACGCTTGTGCCACCGTTTTGTGTACTAAAGCGAGAAGTCCATATATTTTCAGCGAGCATAAGAGCCGCGGCATTGATGGCTGGGGTATTAGCGTAACTAACTGTTTTAGTATCTTCACCTACTGCTCTGCCATAGGGAAACACTTTTCTAAAATTAGTATTGTCAGCAGTTTTACTATATTGAATAAGGCTCAAGCCATTAGGGTATTGGCTCATAAGTTGATAGTAATAAGTTGTATTAAGGCTTGTGGTGGTGCCAGTAGTCCAGGGGATTGTGCCGGTGATTGTGTACGTGCCGTTATATGTGGCACCCGCCCCGCTGATTGTGACTGATTCTCCTACTGTAAAAATTCCAGGATTAGCAACTACAACGCTTGCAACATTGGAGGATAAGGAAGTAGCTACAACAGGAGCAGAGTCAAACCACAAAAAGCCATTGATTAAATCTTCTGCCGTTTGGCAAGTATCTTCAATCCACGTATAAGAGTCATACAAAGTGCCAACACCCAGCGATGCTTTAAGTGTTGCGGCTGTGACGTATGAGGCGGGCACTGTGGATCCTTTCAACTAGGTTGGTGGGGCAAAGGGCTAATGCCCCACCAACTATTAGTGGGTTACTACGCGATATTTAGGCGGCAGATACCATGAGGAATTTTGGCAATTGTTGCCATAAATCCATAAATTGCAATCTGCACTTGTAGATTTGAAACTACATTAACGCTCATGTATGCGCGTGGGCTTTCGTAAACTGTAAATGCTTCAGGAGCCAAAATAAATGCAGAGTTATCTGCAACGCCGGCTGTCATAAATTTGTCCACGTAAAGATCTAACCCAAGCACATTTCCGCGTACTGAGTTATTAGAAACCATACCGCCAGCGTTAGCTAAAGCAGAAGGGTTAGGCATATAAGCATTAAAAATTGGGCGGCCGGTTGTATCAACTGCACCAAGTAGTAGGTTATAAATTCCTGTACCGCCTACAAAGTTTTGCGCAAAATATCCGCTGTTCTTATAGACGTTAGCTGTTGATTCCGCTGTGTATGAAATAAGACCAGCGGCTGTTGCAGCTACTCCAGTGCTAGTAAATCCAGTTGCATTGATAGCTGAAATTACCGCAGCATCTGTAGCATTAGCATAAGCGTTTTGTAATTGATTTGTGAGTTCAGCAAAGAAGTTAGGATCTTGAGTTCTTTCCAAAAGCTCGATGCTCAGCGTATTCATACCTGAATACTTATTTACAGTACCTGAAAGATATTCTGTAACCATACCTGTATTAGATACTGCGCCAGCCTCAGCCTCTACAGTTACTGTAGGTGCTACGCCGTTTAATCCGCCATCGGAATTAACCAATGAAGGAACATTTATTGTAGTGCCGGTAGCGGGCAAAACTCCTCGGCTACACGCATCTATGGCACTTCTTGGAAAACGTGTATTGCTTACAAACTCTGTTAGATATTGTGTTGGATTAAATGCAGGGTTAGTTGCAAAAGAATCATCTGCGGCTGTGACGTAAAGTTTAGAATCATCGTTACCCATAGCTGCTTTGATCTTGTGTTCTGTGTAAGTTGCCATGCTGACGATAGGAGTACGAATTGACTGACTATCTAAGACAGAAGGGCGGATAATTTTACGAGCTGCCTCTACTACAGGTGCAGCTTGCTCTTCGGCCGCGTTAGCGACCTCAGGTGTAGATTGATCGGGGGCTGTGGTCACAGCGGCCTCGCTTTCGGTTTCGGTTGATGGATTTGTTACAACTGCTTCGCTTTCGCTTGCAGAAATTTTTTGCACGGCGGCTGATTGGAAAGCGGCCGATTCGACCAGGCTGACCTCGCGTAAAACAGCCGCCGTCACCAGGAGATAGTCTTTTTCGGGCTTCGATGCTGTCACTTCAACACCAACGGATAAGCCATCCATTAACTGTTCCTGGGCAAGCAAAATCGCGTCTGAGCCCCTGCTCGATTGACTAACTTTAAAGCTGGCATAAAGTCCACTGTTATCTGATGACATGTTTTGCATGCGGCCTACTGGCTTTGAACTGTCATGTGACATAAGCAGTTTTATTTTGCTTGGTTCTTCTACGCTAATCGAATTAATTGCAAACACAACTTTACCGGCGCTTGTAAAACCAATCTCGCCGTAAGGTGCAATTTTGCCTGTGATAGTACGGCGATCACCGCTATCCACAGCATCTATGTTCCCGCTAAAGGTTAAAATCATTTATTTCATCCTCTGTTTGATTCGGTGCTAATTGTTCATCTGCTATTGCTTGTTCTTGTGTTATTAGTCCTAGTTGTAACATTTTTTCTATCGCTGCTAAACGTGTCATTGTGTCTGCACGTAGAAAAGTTTCATCTAACGCGAAGCGCACAACATTTCCATGTTTTGTAATGTCATCCATGCTGAGGCGATTTTCAACGCAAGAAATAAAAGGTTGCAGAGAATACGCAACGAACTCTTTCCGGCCATCCAATATATTTTGATAGGTCATGCTGTTATTCATATCTGCGCTGATCATGTAGCTTGGACAATTCATTAATCTGCTAATTTCGGTCGCGAGGTATTGGCTGCTTTCGTTGTAAGTCATTTCTTTAGGGGAGAAACCGATATTTTCTACAGATAAAGTTGAAGTGAGATAGGCAGTTGATCGCGAACTTCTTGCGGCCTTCCATGCTGCCAAAATTCCTTGCACTTGTGCCTCAGGTAAATCCGCGCCATTATTTTTTAGCACAGAGGTGGCCATCGGTGTGGCTGCTGCAACTGCCGCCGCTTTTTGTATGTCCAGCGCTGCCTGAATAGTGCGTGTTCCGGTTGAGAGGACACCAGGTAATAAACTTTGAAATGTGACTAAACTTCCAATACCTGACATTGGAACAGGCTCACCATTAACTGTGTACTGCTCGATAACTTCGCCAAATTTATCTGTGGTCGCACTCACTCGATTGTTAGGTACAAATTCAAAACTGCTAGGGCGGCCGTCATCAAAATATACAGATTTTACTTTTAGATACCCAGTACCATAAAAAAGTAAAGCATCAACTAAATAACTCAAGGTGACACTACGAGGTTGTCTTTCATCAAACTGTTCTAACCACAATGGGCTTTCTAATTTTTTACCAGTTTTTTTGTTATACAATCCGAGATCAATACTGGAGATAACTCCGCAGATTAAATTCCTGCACCTACTTACTGAACTGACCTGGAGAGCTGTTAGACGATCCATCATGCCTGCGCCATAACCGGATCCCCATCCAGTGTTATAGCTGTAAGGCCCGATACCGTAGCCACCATCCATGATGGCAGGGGCGTATTGCGCCTCTACGGCATTTTCTTTAGATCGCAGGCCTAGAGTTTGCAGTAATCCCATGAGAGAAGTTTTGAGGTTTGTCAAGCATATTTCAGTTATCTCTCGGCGTGTCTAAAGTCTTTATTGAGGGTTTTATGCGTGTGGTGTGTCTGTATTGACAATGTATCGACAAGGTGTATTCTTGAGCTACAACCAACGAAAGGGCTGAAAATGACTACAACGCTAAAAACCTTCGATCACGCTTTGTTAGGCGATCTTGATGACATGATCCAACGTTTATCAAATGCAGGTTTTCCACAGGCTGTAGAAGCTGTGCATAACATCTATCTACAGATTGAAATGACTCACCGCACTAATCAAGCTAAATCTAAGGGGCTTTAATTATGAAAAAAGTAAAAGTGGATTTATATCTCAATGACGTGTACTTCGAGCATCTATGGGATAACTCGATGGCCTGGCAGGGAACAGATTGGGCCGCACAAGATGGCCGTTTTGAGCCAATGCCTGATTACTCGATGAAGTGGGCGTACTTTTTTGAAGAGTTTACAAACGCTCTTATAGCTCTTAGCTATTTAGAGGCTAGTGGAGAAGCTGCAACTCTTCACAGTGATGAGGTAGGCGGATGGCTCATAGTTTCTAACTTTGCTAGTCCTTGTCACCGATGAGTGCTACGCCTATTCGCTCCATCCGTATCCCTCAAGCTCTATGGCTCAAAGCTAAAGCTAAAGCCAAGTCCGAAAACGATACGGTAAGCAGAATTATCGTAAAGTTGCTCAGCGATTGGGTTAAGAATAGACCTTAGCCTCAGGCAGTGGCTTAGTTAAATGCAGCATTAGCATCGCCGCTGAAATCGGTGCCGCCACGGATCCGCTGGATTTTTTCCGGATGATTCTCCAGGCGGCATCGTTGCTTTTAGCTGCCACATTGTCCATGCTGAGATTGAGAGCTTCCTGATCCCCATGCACAAGCCTTTTATTATCCATGCTTTCTTTGAAGATTGAACACGCATTATAAAACTGACTACCGCTGCAATCTTCTACACGCACCCCGGCATGAAAGAGCTTGTCTGCTACAAATTGGCCCGTGTACTTGTCAAACATGACCTGCTTTGGCATCCACTCATCACAGTACGCCTTAATGTCCACAGCTACCTTAATTTCGTCAATAGCTCTTTCTGATTCCCATGTCTTAACTAAACTAAGAGCTACTCGGCCATCCGGTAATGCAACACCGGCCATAAGAGCTGCGTGGCGTTTAGCATGTGGCTCAATGTCAAAGGCGAACATGGTGTACATACCTGGTACCAATGAAAGCTCCGGATCCGCGCAACTTTCCCATGCGCCCGGAGTCCAGGGGCTCGTTTCTGTGCCAATCCATTTACACAATGTTTCTGTCATTGCAGATGCGTAACTTGAAGTAGCGATAATCTCCTCAATGGCCGCTTCTGAAATGAGTGTGCCTAAACTTGGATTGGCAAGGCCCCATTGAGAGCGATCCCATATATCGCAATTATCTTTAGCGCTGTATTCGTAATAACCAACTGACTTAGGCGGCTTAGCTAATGCACTATCCCGCATTTCATTAAGTACATGGCTATCTTTAAATCCTGCGTTAGTTGTATAAAAGCGCTGACTATTAGGGCGCGTTAAGGTAGTTGATTTAACCGCATCCATCGCATCTTGGCCTACGTGCCGGAGTTCATCAACCCACACCATCGCAGCGGATAATCCGCGAGCAGAGTCCACGGTAGCTGCAACTACTTTGACTTCTGCACCTGACTCTAGGATCAATCGCTCATTTCCGTTAGTACGTTTATATGCTTTTTCTAACGATCCGCCACGTACCTTTTTAAGTAAGAAAGGATTGCGCTCAACAATGTTAGCCATCATCTCTAATGACTTAGAAGCCATCTGCCGCTGAGAAGACATGATTAAAATACTGTCTTCATCAAAGCTGAATAAACCTGCAAGTACCCTCATCCTCATTAAATGCGACTTACCGCATTGGCGGCTAGCTACAAGCAGTGAACTCTTTTTTGTGAACATATTATTTTCATCAACGGCGCTCATATCTGCAAGGATCAAAGATTGCCAGGGGAGTAGGGGCATATTTATTTTATTAGCCAGCTCTTCAATCTCACTAATGCGAGAAGCTCCTCCAAGCCAGGGTGTGTGAAGCCTGGGCTCAAGGGCCCCCACCAGCGCCTGTTTATTTTCTACATCATCTGTTTTCATTTTATTTATTTTTCTTAAACATCGGGCCTGTGTGAACCGTTTCCACCATTTTTTGCTGGGGAAAATCGGCCGTT